GTGGAGATGATTATTATTTATTAAATAAAGTATTGTGTTCTTCCTCCGGCTCGTTTAGAGGAGAGGCGGAAAAGGTTTCTCATAGTAAAATTACTATGCTTAATAGCTCAATGCTTACGGCTCCGTCTTTAACATATCCAGCATATACTCAAGAGGGGGCTACTATAACGATATATCCATCTACATTCAATGGAGCATCAGATGTATCGGCTCAATATATTAGATACCCTAAAGACCCTAAGTGGACTTATGTTAGCATAGGGGCTGGAGAGCCTGTATTTGACCAAACACAATCTGACTATCAAGACTTTGAGCTACCTATCGAGGATGAGCCAAAGTTAGTAGCTAAGATATTACAATACGCTGGTATATCAATAAGAGAGCCAGAGGCGTATCAGTTTGGTAAAATCGAAGAACAAACACAATCACAACAAGAACAATAAACCATGGCATATATATCTCAATACCAATACTACGAGAATGGAGGAAACGCACCTGAAAATGCAAACTGGGGTTCGTATCAGTATGTTAGTTTAAAAGATATAGTTAACAACTTCTTGTTAATGTACTCTGGAAACCATGAGCTAATAAATAATACCGATAGGTATAAAATTTTATTCCATGCTAAAAGAGCAATACAAGAGCTAAACTATGATGCGTTCAAGGAAATAAAAGCACTGCAGCTTGAGGTAAATGATAGCCTTAAATTTATATTACCCTCTGATTATGTAAATTGGGTTCGTATATCTCTATACAAAGATGGTCTAATTAGACCACTTACAGAAAATATACAGTTAAATACAGCTAAATCATATCTACAAGCCAGCGATGGTTCGCTTAGTTTTGATGGTGATGGCAATGTAATTACGAAAGAGTCTTTACTCGATGAGCAAAGAAAGTCAGGTCAGCAGAGAAGTATATACCTAAATAAAATGAACGGTGTTCAGGATGAGGATGACTACACTAATGACCCAAGAGACTTTAGAACGTTTGACGTAGGAGATGCTTATGGTTTAAACACGGAGACTGCAAACGCAAACCCTACATTTAGAATAGACAAAAAATCAGGAGTTATAAACTTTGACTCTACTATGGCTAATGAGAGTTGTATACTTGAGTACATATCAGATGGTATGGAAAACGGGGATGACTCCTTGATTACTGTGAATAAAATGTTTGAAGAGTATATGTATGCTTACATAAAGTTCGCAATACTAAATAGCAAACTTGGAGTTCAAGAGTATATCATAAATAGAGCTAGAAAGGACAAATCAGCCCTTTTAAGAAACGCTAGAATAAGAATAAGCAATATACATCCCGGAAGATTATTAATGAATCTAAGAGGACAAAACAAGTGGATTAAGTAGTATGGCGAATATCCAAAGAAACTTTATAGCTGGGCGAATGAATAAAAGTCTTGATGAGAGACTTGTGCCTAATGGTGAATATATAGACGCATTGAACGTAAGGCTCGGTTCTACAGAAAAATCAGAGATAGGTTCGGTAGAAAACACCAAGGGTAATACTTTGATTGCCTCTATACAGTATCTTGACGGGATAGCTCTTAGTCAAAACGCTCGATGCATAGGAGCTATTGAAGACTCAGCAAGAGATACTATATATTGGTTTATACATGATTCAAATTTTACGCTAGGAGCTACTAATAAGCTCGATATGATTGTGTCTTACAACACTAAAAGTCAAAACATAACTTATCATGTTATTAGTATTGACGATGGCAGTGGTGTAAATACAACATTGAACTTTGATAATCAATATCTTATAAATGGCATTGATATTTTAGATGATTTATTATTTTTTACAGACGACAGAAACCCGCCTAGGGTTATAAATGTAAAAAGAAATTATCCTAATCCGGTCGCAAATATCGACCAGTTTAGTGCAGAGTCTATAATGGTTATAAAAAAACCACCGGTAGAGTCTCCTAAGATTATGCCTATTAAAACAGGTGACCAAGATAATTTTTTGGAAGATAGGTTTATTTGTTTTGCATACAGATATAGATATAAGGATGGCGAGTATTCAGCCACCTCTCAGTTTAGCGAGCCTTCTTTTGTTCCTAAGCCATTTAATTTTAGCTTCAATAGTTATCTTAATGAAGGAATGTCAAACTCCACAAATAGTAGTGAGATAACATTCAACTCTGGAGGCCCTTTAGTGGTTGGTATCGACTTACTATTCAAAGAAGCTGGAGACCCTACGATAAAAATAATTGAAAAGCTAAACAAATCTGAGCTTGGCTATTCAGATGATACTGAGTATACATACAACTTCAGTAATAGTAAGATATTTACAGTACTACCTGAGTCTGAAATTTTAAGATTATACGACAACGTACCAAAGTTAGCTAAGGCACAAACCATAATGGGTAACAGACTTGTTTATGGTAACTACACTGAGGGTTATGATATGGTGGATTCTAATGGGGCTAAAACCAAATTAGAATACAAGGCCAATTTAGTAAGCCAGTTAATTGAAGAGTCTAACCTAGATGACAGAGTAGGTGGTGGAACTTACAATATAGGAGGGATAGGAAAATACGCAGACTCATCCGTGGTCTATTTTGACTTAGCTAACTCTGATTTAAAGGCTGGCTCTGGAATAACGTTAGAAGTTAGACTTGCTCATAGTGATTTTGAGGGTGACACACCCTTCCCGGATGAAATAACATCTGATGTAAATGTAACGTTTAGCTATGCTTTGCCTACTGATTTTAATTCAGTATATGAATTAGCGACAAGTGTTGACTTTATTGAAAAGGTAGGAAATCTAACAAACATACAAACTGTTCCTGATTCTTGTGATGGCACTACGTTTACAGACCAAGTGAACTGCTCCTTGCCTAACAATTTAGATTCGCTAACTAAGTTGGACAGCGGTATAACCGATGGAGGTCAGCCAATACAAATAATAGCGTCTCCCAGCAGTACTGAAATAGGATTCCAGTTTCAGGCTATGCGATATGTTGATGACATAAACACGCCTACTCAAAATGTTTACGAGTACTATGCGGTTGTTTTCTCTGAAGCCTATTTTCAGAAAGTAGCTAACCCAAAGAGTTTACATAGTAATAGAGGATATGAGGTTGGTATTGTGTATATGGATGAGTTTAACAGAGCTTCTACGGCACTTGTAAGTCCTGAGAATACAGTTCATGTTCCTTGTTCTAATTCAGATACTAAAAACTCCATACAGATAAATATACCCACTACTCAGGTAGCTCCTAAATGGGCTTCTAGATATAAGTTTGTAATCAAGCCGGACGAGGAGGATTATGAAACGATATACAGTAATATATTTTTTGAAGACCCCGGGAGTAATGCTGCTTACTTTTTATTAGAAGGTGAGAACGCTGCTAAAATACAAGAGGGAGATAGGCTTATTGTAAAGAGAGATTCGGTTGGTGTTACTCAAAGATGTGTTTATGCTACTGTTTTGGAGAAAGAAGCAAAAGAAGAAAACTTTATTGAAATACCTTCTGAAACTCAGCCAGACCCAGCACCTTCAACACCTGTTCTTATACCTGTTCCTTCTGGAGTTTATATGAAAATAAACCCTAGTAATTTTTCAGCTATACAAGAAGAAAACTCAGTTGTTGCTTTAGGTAAAAAAACAAGAGAGGAGAATGATGCTAAAAAATTCCCTATCCTACCATACCCGGTAAATATACCTGACCCAGCAAATGAAGGTCAATACATAGACTATACAGTGCCCTCTGGCAGTAGAATTGTAATGTCAATAAGACAGCAAAGACTAGGGCCAGGTTCTGGTGGAGGCGGATGTGAAAGAAGAATTTATGAGCTAAGAGATATAACATTAATAGCTTCTCAGGATTACGACAATGTTTATGATTGGTTTAATGGAGACAATGTAGAGCAAATATTAAATGATGGTACTCAAGATGTGGGGGATATTACAGAGCCTATAAACAACTCTTACGATAGTACACTTGCTACAGGAACTTCAGACCCTCCAAAAAGTGCTACTTCATCAGGAATATCAGGAGTTATAGACGTTGCAGAAGACACTAACTACTACAGGTTTTACAGAAACACCACTACCAATCAGCTGTTCTTTTTAATTACAGGAACAGAGCGTTGCGGAGGTGTATTGTCAAAATCTAAAAGACGCTCAACTGTACAGGCTGAATTTATAGTGTACAGAGCTGACAACAATATTATATTTGAAACAGAGCCAAAAGACTCGCTGCCAAACGTATGGTACGAAAATAACTTGTCATTTCCAATAACATCAAATGGAGAGCATGTTGGTAATGTTCAAAGTCAAAGTTTTACAGCTAATGTTCCTGCTATTGTTGATACTGAATTTTTTAATTGTTTTGCTTTTGGAAATGGAGCTGAAAGTTATAAGATTAGAGATTCAGTTTCTGGAAAAACATTTAATTTAGGAAATAGAGTATTTTCTACATCTAATATTGAATACAAAGAAGCAGACAGGTTTGCTGATTTAACATATAGCTGTGTTTACAATGACGAGAGCAATGTAAATAAATTAAATGAGTTCAACCTTGGATCGTGACTGGGAAACAATTAAAAAA